CAGCTCCTCTTACAAAGACTAACATTTTAATCGATGAAGTTAGAACTGGTGCTGTTAAAGCATTCAAAATCCGAACTTGTATAGTTCCATTATGATATCCAGGATCAAAAATATATGTTGGTGAATTAGTTTGATTCCAGGGTCTATTAACATAAGAATAATCCCCGGCTCTAGTTAATAACCAGGATATAGCTTGTTGATAAGGTACTCTTATCTCAACATCTGTATCTTTATTCAAATCAACAATCTGAGTAAAGACAACAGTAGATGATACAGCATCAGAGGTTAAATTCTGAGCTGCAGTACCTGCTGGATCATATGAAATTCTCACTCTACCCTTATGATATTGTGAGCATATAAATTTGAATCTAAAAATAATATCACCTCTCCAAGCTTTAAAAAGTTGGGAAACCCAACCTGTTGGTGTGTAATATACAGCAGCGGGTGTAGTGTTAGCATCATACATGTTAGGTGTCACAACACTAGTAAATAAAATTCTATCTACCGCGTGTGTAGTTGACCAATCACAAGATATAAGATAACTTTCTTTTCCAACCAAATTGGAGATAATTAATTCATCCTTAGAATCTAAACCTATAATTGAAGGATCTATGCTTAATTCATTTTTACAATCCACTGTTAATTTCTCAACAGGATAACCAATATCAGTTGCTGATAATGGTGGATAAGGAGTAGGTCTGAATGGCATTGTGTCCTCAACTACTGGCACATTAGTAAATCCAAATAAGGAAGCTATAGCACTAACTGCTGAAGCTCCTATCCGGGTTACAGTAGCAAATCTACCAATAATAGGCACATTTTCTAAATGACTAGCAACATAAGCAATTGCAGATGCAGGTTTGGAAATAACTCCATCCCCATACTCATCTTGAGATTGCATTGCTAATCCTAACGTAGGACCAGATATACGGACATTTTCTGCCCAAGCATATATAGTTACAGTTGCACCAGCAGCTGAAACACCATTTGCACTATCTAGTAATGTATAATTTACAAAATTCAAAGTTCCCATATCAAGAAAATCTTGTCTAGTTTGAATTCTCAACCAATTTCTAAAATTGAAATAAGGTAGTGTCATTGCACCTCCCTCATTATGTTGAGGACTCAACCACAAATGTGGACGCTGTGAAATAGGTATAAAATACTTAAACAACGAATCTGCAGGTGCGGTACTAGGAGTAAGATTTGGTAAAGGAACATAATTCATAAGCATAGCTCCATAATAAAATGGAGATGCATTTATCATTACTTTAACTCTAAGATCACATTGCAAAAAAGCAAAATTATCTAATTTCTTCTTGATACGAGTATCATTAAAGAATAAGTCCCAAGGTGAATAAGTACGAACTGTACCTATAACATCACCCTCAGCCCAAGTAAAATTTGCAATTTTAACTGGTCGACTTAGAAATTTTGCAAGATCCAATGGTGTTTCATCTAAAATGGAATTAGGATCTAACTTTCGGTAGAAACCAGTTTCCATACCTGGATTTTCATCATGGAAATCTACATTTTCTTCAGTGATAGGAGTCAATGTATCTGTAGCTATCTCATCTTGAGATTGAACTTGAAATTGATATTTCAAACGAACAATTCTTGTAAGACAAGTCTCACAAAAGAAGGGATAAGATACACACATAGCAGAAATCTTCTCTAAATCTTGACAATGTGTTTCAAATAAACAATTATCTATAGATATAGAGGTATAAGAGTCTTGTGATTGTATTTGAAATCTCACATTAGAGAATCTATCTAAACACGTCTCACAGAGACTCGGATAGTCAGCACACAACGCCATAATGCGTTTGTGATGCTTAATAGGAACGCGAAAAAGACAATTGTCTTTAACGTGCACAGGAGGATTCACTCCCTCTTGGGTATCTTCTAGCGAGTACCCTCTGCTTTGGCTGCCCTCATTGGCAGCGTGGCTATTGGTGTTGGCAATTAGATTTACAATATATAAGCTAATCAGGCTATATATAAGGGGGTGAGTTTAAAGACTTCCCAGGTCAGTGCCCCAATTAAGGGGCTATATATATAAATGAAAATAGAAATAAAATATACAATATATAATTATAAATATTAATTATGCGTTATGTAAACGCTCTAAAGGGATTCCTTTTGAGGATTCCCAAAACTTTACACGAAGAGATTCCCATGAAGGGAACGTTGAATCTTCAATGTAACAGTCTAATTCATTTTCAGTGACCACTTCTTTAAGAAGAGTAGTCATCTCTTCAAACTTATCTTTCCCGTAGTAAAAACATTCTCTTACTGCGGTTCCAATAGTTTGGATTGCTTGAAATCTTGCAGAAACACTCTTAGACATGACATTCACAGTTAACATTTTAACTATAGAATCCCATTCTAAGGGACATAAATAAGCTCCAACATCAGCATCCCATCTCCATTCACGTTTCAAAAATGAAACTTTATCGATGGGAATAAAGGGTATTGATTCGGCTTCTTTATCTGCCATAGTGTATACTATACCAATCTTGCCTAACTCGGCTTGAATGGCTGTGTGATTAAACCAGGGTGTGTCAGAAGACACTCCCATGGCATTATCATCACCATAAGTGATCAAATGCACAAAACGTTCGAAATCACATACAGATACACCATGTTCTTCACCTAAGATGTCAAAAACATATCTCATATACAAACAATTGACGAGACCATTAATTATCAC